TCAACGTATGCTTCGTAAAGATCAGATACAATATGAGACAGCATTTTCCTATGTTCGTTTTACCTTATACTTATTTATAAAATTCTTAATATCTTTAGTTCCAGTCATTTTCATCGCATATTTTCGAAACTCATCTGTCCCAACTTCTCTTTGATCAGCAGGAACTCCAGATACTTCCGTCCATTCAACAACATCTGTAATCCAAGATTTGAACATCGTTTCATCTTCGGTTACACAAATTAGATAATTTGTTCCTTTACGAAGTATTTTACCTATCTTTTCGTTAATAATACTTTTTACCCATTCACCTTCATTAAATATTTCACCTCTAATATATCTCTCTCTTAATTCTTGTTGATGTTCCTCATTAGTTTGTTGAGATGATGGAACTTTAGGATTTACAATATTACGATTTTGTTTTGGATCTTTTTTATTTGGGAGTTCATTTTGATTATAAAATTTTAATCCAACTTGCCCTGATGGAAGTCGCTTTGCTTTCGCTTGAAATTCTAAATCTCCAGTTAATGGATTCTGTTTATAAAAGTCACTTCCATTTTTCCGTATTAATCCAAGCCTCTTTGCATTAAAAGATGCAAGAGAAACTCTTGATTCAGATGCAAACTGAGAAAATGGTTTCATATTTTTTCGATATACCTATATGTATTTTTGTATTGCGTCATACTTTATTTATCCATATCAACAACTCCTCTACCTTTCATATATCCTTGAGTCCAAAATCCACCTCTTACATTTCTCAACTCTTTTAATACTGTAGTATTTTCATCATCTCTAATGTCGATGATTCTACCTTCTTCAGAAGACTTTCTTGCTCCAAGAACAGGAGTATATTCACCTCTAAGTCCAGATAATCTCCCATTAACTACCATTTTGGGAAAAGTCACAACTATTAAATTTGCTCTTTTAGTAATACTAGGATCACCCTGAACAAAATAATTAACATTATCATGCCCATGCATGGATCCATATTTCTTACCAAATACAGATTTCTTTTTTAGACTATTACTTTTAATTTTTCTGAAAATTCTAGTTTTTCCTTTCTCATCCAATACTTTATTTTCCCATTCACCATTAACTAAGTCTTCTCTAAATCTCTTAACTTCGGGGTGATTGTAAATTGTATTTCCAGCAACGTTTCTACTGATTCCTCCATATTGTTGGAAGTCTTTTGCGGTGTCGCCCTTTTTATGAGAAATATAACATTTTTCTTCCGCATCATAATTTACTATTACAAAATCCGCCTTCTTTCCCGAAATTCCACCAACAAATCCAGCAATATTTTTATATGTTTTATTTCCAAATTTTAGATCTACAGGTTGCCCACCTCCAAGTTCTTGAATTTTTAGATTTATCTTTTTGATAACTCTCAATTCTTCCGCATATGATGATGTTCTTTTTAATGAACTATCTTTTTTAAATACTTGATCCAATAAAGAATTCCAAATATTGTAATCTTTTTGTTCTCTACCACTAGCAAATTTAAATCTAAGTCGTATTTCTTTTTCTTTTCCTACTGGTATTATTGAGGTTATTTTTATATTTCCTGTAAAAGTACTTCCTGAAAGTTTAGTAAAAATCCAGTCTTTGCTTTGTTTCAATTCAATATCAATCAAATATTGTTGAATTAATTCTTTAATGTCTTGCCTACTATCACATTCTAGAATTATTTCTTTGAAATCTCTCCCTCTTTTTTCATCATATTTTACTTGAACTTTATTATTATTAACTTTCTTATTATTGAATTTATTACTAATTAATTCATATAATCTATTAGCAGCGTATGCCATTTTTATTTTTATTTATTAAAAAACCTCCCGAAGGAGGTTTAAGTCATACGCCTAGAACAGCACCAATATTATCATCAATACTTTGAATAACTGAGCGAATATCAGCAATACGAGGAGGAACACTTACTTCATCATAAGTATAACCTTTTTGTGATTCAAAAAGAACTTGACGAACTGCTGCTGCACTACGAGCATCCATTTTAATTGTTACTTGTTTTTCTTTAGTCATAGATCACCTTCTACGCGATTTTCAGAACGTTCAATAGTAAATGAACCTTCGGGATAACGAGCAACAAGTTTTTCAAAATTCATCTGAATAACTTCTTCAAGTGAAATATCAAGTCCAATACACGCTTGAGAAACATACCACATAATGTCGCCAAGTTCTCTTTTCAAATGAAATAGATTTTCTTGATTGACGGGTTTTCCTTGAAAAACAATTTTTTTTACAATCTCAGTAAATTCACCTGCCTCAGCTGACATTCCTACAGCAGCAGTAAGCAGTCGCTCGGTAGGAAATCCTTCGACTTGAAGATCTGCAAGACGGGCAGAAAAGTCAGAGAAGTTTTTACTGGGTTTTGATGTTGTTGTATTAACAAATTCAACATATTTTTTAAGATCAATAGTCATCAGAATTTAAATCCTTCAAATGTTTTCTTTGGTTTTCTTTCCTCAAAATCATACTCTTCTTCTTGTTTGTTGTCAAGAATATCATTTTGAGCAGATTGTTCGCAATCATAAAGTCTCATCTTAGCTCGATCAATACCAACTACAAATCTTTTATGAATGGTTGGATCATTATAACGATTCTTAAGTTGCTTTACAAGAATTTGACCTAGTTCTTCAAGTTCTTCGGTAGAAATCAGAGCAAACATCAAGTCAGCAGTAGCAGGAAGACCAAAAGATTCTGAGGTATCAGTAAGTTCAACATCAGAAGAACCATAACCAGAACGAGTAGTCTGTGTAGCACTAACGATTGGAACACTAAACTCAACAGCAAGACCACGAAGTTCTTCTGCAATTGCTTTCACAAAAGTATAAGAGTTGATGTTGGAATTTCCACGATAACGTGAAGATGAGCAGATATTAAGATAATCAATAAAAATAATATCTGGTTTAAATGACTTCTTAAGTGCAAGTTCATTAAGCAGTGCTTTAAAATGTCCAGAATGTGCAGATGCAGTTGGATACTCTTTAATAATCAGAGTTCCTTGAGTTTTTTTAGCAAGGTTTGTGACCTTACTTTCAAACATCTGCTTTGGAAGATTTACAATATCTTGAATGGGAACATTCAGGAGGTTTGCGTCAATTCTTTCAGCAATGCGTTCTTCTGCCATTTCCAACGTAATGTACAGAACGTTCCGTCCTTGGAGCAAGACGGAGCTAGCCACATGGCACATGAATAGAGATTTCCCGACACCCGTACCAGCAAGAGCGATGTTAAGAGTTTTGTTAGGGAGACCGCCTTTCGTGATTTTGTTAAAGTATTCAAGATCAAATTCAATTTTATCCTCCTTTTTGTGATAAGATTCATACCTTTTTTCATAATCCTGAAGATAATCATGACCAACATGATTATCAAAACTTACAGCAAGAGCGTCAGAAAGAATAGAAGGAATGCTATCACGATTTTTCTTTTCATCCTTACCATCAGCGATATGAATAGATTCCATCAGTGCCAAATAAATGGCACGATCCCGACACCACTTCTCAGTAGTATCAATCAACCAATTTTGCTCAACTGCAACATCATCTAAACAAGAAATTAATTGAATAATTTCTTTAAATGTTTGTTCATTGATATCTGTTCTTTTTTCTATTTCAATAGAAAGAACTTCTTTTGTTGCTGGTTTATTGTATTCTTGAATAAAATTAAGAATCTCTTCAAATACAGTTTTTTGATTAGAGTCTTCAAAATATTCGGATTTTATAAATGGTATTACTTTTCTGATGTAATCTTCATTGTATAAAAGGTTTCTAAGAATTAGAAACTCAACTTTCTCCATAACTAAATTCCTTACGTGCGATTTCGTCCAACTGTTGCATCACTTCTTCAGTAAAATATTCCTCAGGATTAGCAAGAATTTGTTTTGCATAGATCTTCTTACCATCCATCTCATAGCGACCTGCTACATTCTTCCAGAGTCCACCAATCTCACCAAGTTCCAAAAGACCATAGTAACGATCGAGACCGCGCTCATCATAATAAAGACGGATTTCAACATCTTTGTTCTCCTTACTTAAACGCGATTTAGCAGTCTTAGCCTTGATAATATTGCCGACCACTTCCGTTCCATCCTTTTCTTTCTTTTTGCTGAGATAGATGATCGTACTTGCTGCATATTTGAGTCCAGAACCTCCCCCCATTTCTTTCGTTGGTACGTAAGCTCCGATGACATCGTATGTATGATTTGTGACAAGGAGTGGAACATTTGCTTGACCTAGTTTAAGTGTGAGCATTCGGAATGCACCTTTGACCAGTTGAGATTTAGTCATATCACGAACTTGTTTGTCGTTCAGTGCGTCAGTGATTTCTTTCTCAGTGGAAAGCATCCCCAAAGAGTCTAGCACAAACATACACGGTTTGCGTTCTCCTTCAGGTTTTTTTAAGTATAAATCTACTGCCTTAAGTGCCTTCCCACGAAAATCTTCAATTGTAACTACATTTACAACAACAAGACGAGAAGTATCAATACCACGAGATTCTACAAGAGATTTAGTGATAGCAGCCTCAGTGTCAAAGTAGAGACAGTAACCATCGGGATTAGAATCAAGAAAGTTCTTAACCACGGCGAGAGAGAAAAAGTAGAAGACTCTCCAGCAATAGCAGTAATCTTATTCCCAGATACACCACCAAATATGCTACCTGAAACCAGTGCATTAAAAATGTATGAACCCGTATCAACATAAGTTTCTGTCTCGTCAATATCCGAAGCGAGTTTAGTATATTCGCCTCCAATTTCTTTTACAATATCTTTAAGGAAATCCATATTTTTCAATGTTTAATTTTAATATTAAAACTCAATGTTCGTCTCTCTTCCAAAATTTTTTGGGGATATACTAAATGCTGAACCCAAGATGGAAAAAGTATTACTTTTCCTACGGACTGCGTAGGACAATATGTAGTGATATACCCATTATCAGGAAGTATAAATTGCAATTTTCCATCCATCCTACAATTATTATCTTTTGTATTATTATTTTGTGAAATTTTTAATATAATAACTCCAGAAATAATAGAATCAAAATGTATATGGAGTGGAGTATAATCGGACATATAGTATCTATTTACCCAAGCATCTAAATATTCTCCATTACCAAAACAATAAGAGTTTGGAATAATGCACTTTTCATGTATTCCATTATTTTTCAATAGATTCTCAGATAGATCTTCTAGATACGTTTTCAATCCCCACAAATTAGCATTAGATTCAGGTATAAAAATATTTTGAATGTCTCTATATAAAAGATTTCCAAATATATTTTTATTTAAATCTATTTGCTTTTGATCCATGCTATCTACATAATCATTTAAAAAATCTATTATGTGAGATGGGCACTCAGATTCAAAAATTAATTTATTATGATCTTGTCCTATCATTACTGAAATTACACTTCATGGTAAGTATATCATCAAGAGAAGAAAGATTCAAGAGATGCAGTTTTTTCAATTTGCCATCCAATAATATCCAAAATTGCTTTCAAAGGTTTAATGAATGTTTTATCAAATTGAGTATCATAATCTACATACTTATCAAGTTGTAACTCTACTGGAAATTTTTGGATGAAAGTAATTACATTTTCTCTCATTGGATTTGGAAGTTTCAAATAGCAATATTTGATTTTCTCTCCATTTTTAATAAGAGAATATTTTTGAGTTAATTTCTTTTCTTTAATATAGTAATTATATAATAAAGCTCCTCTAGAATGAATTGGAGTTCCCTTGGCATAAATTGTCGAAGTTGATTTAAATTTATCAACGTCTGTTACGGTTCTAGGAAAAGAAATTTCTTCTGGAGTCAATTTATTGAATTCGGATCTACAAAGTTCTATAAAATTAATAACAGATTCTTCGTCAGATCCCATAATCAATTCTAAAGTCTCTTTAATCTTTTTTCTACAAAATGCTGGTGTAGATGATTTAATTGCTTCAATTCCCATCATTTTTAATTTTGGTTTGGAATACCTAACTCCTTCAGAGTCCCAAACATTAAGGATGTATCTTTTTTTAGCAATCCAAATTCCACGATCGGAAATATTTTCCCGTTTCATTTGCATCTTTTGATCATATGCATTTACATACTCAGCCAATTCTTGGTAAGAACTTTCAATATATTTTTCAAGTTCCACCTTACAGACCTTATCAAGGAACGAAACAATGCTTTCAGTAGTTTTCTCTCTTCCTTTGAATACAGTTTCAACCACAGGACCCATATTAAGGTAAATAGAATCAGTATCAGAAGCAATAACATAATCAACATCATTAGTTTTAAGAATTTTGTTTAAGTATGCATTCATTTTATTTTCAATCCAACGAATAGCAACTTGACCAGAGAACGTAATTGCTTCTGCATTTGCTAGTTTGTAGTAGCGAAAATACTGATTACCAATTGCACCATAAGCAGAGTTCAAAGAAATCTTTTTTGCCATTTGGATATTATTATATCTGGCAATTTCTTTCTCCAACTGTTTGGTTGGAGTCTTCTCATATGCTTTCTTTGCCTCGATCATCTTCTTTTTAAAGATAACTCGTTCGTTGTACATCTTCTCCATCAACTCAGGGAGGATTCCACGAGTGTCTTTACGATACATTGCCCCATTTGCACATACAGCATAATTGCTATATGAACTAAGATCGACTTGCATTTCCAGAACTTTATCAACCGAAATTGAAGGATGTCGTGTATCGACTAGAGTTTCTGGTGAAATGTTATACATCATGATCAAATGTGGATATAGTGAGTTCAAGTCAAAACTAACTACCCAATCATAAATTCCTGGAACTGGTTCCTTTACATATGCACCTTTATATTTTTCATCCTTGGAGATGCCTGTTTCCTTTTCGGGAACTACAATATCCTTTTTTCTAAGATAGTTGTAGATAATAGTATCCCACATCCTAACTTGAAAGAATACATCTTCATAATTAACTTTTGCATCATATGCCATAGTAATGGCAAGTTCAATCAATTTGATTTTATCCTCGATTCTATCAACGAGTTCTACGTCAATTTTATTGTATTCAACAAAAGTATTCCAATCTTTAGTGTAGAAGTCTTTAAATGTATCATATTCAGTGTGATCCAATTTCCTGTCGCCCAATTCATCATAAGCAACTGTATCTAAACGATAATTTTCTGGATTTTTAAATGAATACTTTCTATACAAATCAAGATAGTCAAGAATAGAAATTCCAGACAGTTCATATGTAGTCTGAATTTCCCCCCTAACTTCCGTTTGCTTTTCCCTAATAAAATTCCAAGCAGTAAGACGTTTTGCTGCCTTTTCATTTAGAACTCTATTAATTCTCCCAACAATATATGGAATATCGTAAAATTCCACATTCCATCCAGTAATAACTTCTGGTGTATTGTTGGACCAATAATCCAAGAATGAATTCAAAAGATGTTGTTCATCATTACACAAAATATAATGATAGTTATCGAATTTTTTGGTAAATGGTCTAGATCCCCAAGTAATAATTTCTTTGGTTGTATAGTCTTGTATTGTGATAAGAAGAATTTCTTCATCGCAATTTTTAACATCGGGGAATCCATTTTCGGATGCAACCTCGATATCAAGAGTTATTAATTTAATTTTACTAATGTCAAACTGAATTTCATCTTCAGGATATGTATCAGAAATATATTGATAAATGGAATTATCGTTTCCATAAACAGTAAATCCTTCTACATCTTTATACTTTTTAATAAAATCTCTAGTTTCCCTAATAGTGCCAGGATTAATAGGTTTTACATTATATGAATCTAGAGTTTTATATTCTGTTTTTTTATCTGTCTTCAGATATAGAGTTGGATGATATTGAATACGGTCTTTAAAGTGATTACCATTTTCGTATCCACGAACATAG